CCTCGCAATAAGATTGACATTTTCTACCGTCCCAAGTTTGTTCTGTTGTACATTTACTCGGCAAGTTACCAGTTTCTAATGCGTAAGTCAAGTCATTTTTTGCTTTTATGAATTTATTTTCAAGCACTTCGTTATCATACTTAGGAACTTCAATAAGATAAATGTTCTTATCTAGCCCAGTATTTCTAGCCGCTAAAAGACCTCCGTCTCTTAATGTAACTTGTATATACATTTTATCTACTGCGTAATCTTGTTTCTCTAACAAGTATCTGTACCAATTAACTTGCCAACCCCAATCTCCGAAGTCAGCTTTTGACTCATCTCTATACCAACTCTTAACTTTTTTTAGAGAACCTTTCTTTCCCCATTTACCGGACGTTTTGTATCTTTCTCCATTAGGGTCATCAATCAACTCAGATGTCATACCTAATAGCTTAGCACATTTAAAAGAGCCAGTGTTTTTGTAATCTATAAGAAGTTTAGTTTCTTTATCATATAAGTCAGCTATACCTGTTATGTCAAACTCTTCTAAAGACTGTTCTTTTAAGTGCCTGTTATCTTGCCCTTGCTCTAGTTTTAAGTGGTGTAGAGTTCCTGCTAAGGAAAATGCTCTGTCTTGTGGGTCTATGTAATATTCTTTAGTCCTCTTTAAATAAGCCTCACAAGTTCCTACTAATAATTCAGTAGTAGATGGTTTTCTATTAGGGTCTCTTTCTTTAGACATTTCTATTAAAGTAGGCAATGACATGCCCATCAACTCTATATCTACTGTACCTTTTTTAATATCCTCAAACGAAACTTTATTTCCATTTGGGTAAACGAAACCAACTGCCGGCATTAGTATTTCCTTCCACATATTCTTCTATTAATTTATGAAGGACATCTTTCATTGATAACCCTTCCTTTATTGCCCTAGACTTAAACTTTATCCAAAGTTCTTTGTCTATGACAAATGATGTTTGATATCTATTTTTCATATTGAAATATAACATAATACTTTTATGTAGGTCAATATAAACTTTAAAACTTTATTTAAGATATTTTGTATTCAGCTGGTATTGGTTGTAAACCTAATGCTTCTAAACCTAAAACTGATTCAGGTGATATATCAGTGCATTCTTTTGACACTATCTCGTAAGCCTTCATATAAACTTTAGAACTATTTTTATATTTTTCTACTTCTTCTTCTAGACTTTCCATATGTCTAAGTAGTTCGTCTAATTCTTTGTCTACTCTTTTAAACTGGTCGTAACTTCTGCTCATGATTTTCTCCTGTATTGTTGTTAACTATTTCACTTACCCAACCTGCACCTGGTCGATATTTAGTTTCTATTCTGAAACCTAACTCGTCTAGTTCTGCGGTCAGTTTAAGTATTTCTTTATTAATTTCTATTGCTCTTTTATCTCTATCTTCTCTATCTTTATCCATTTATCCTCCTGGTTAAGTGCATAGTATCCTAGATTGTTATTAACTCTTTCTAAGTCTCGTATTAGTCTTATCATTTTGTCGTTGAATATAATATTGTTTTTATTCAAATGACCTTCGTCTTTTATAGACCAAGCTTTATCTATTTTTTTACTCATCTATACCTCTTGAATCGTTTGCGTAGTCTTTTTGTTTATCATTCCAACTTTCAACGACCATATCATTATAACCTTCAAACTCGTTTATAAGATTGTTAAACATATCATAAGCAAACCTAATATCATATAAGTCTAGTCCCATTTTCTCATCGTGAGTAACTGGTATATCTATTAGTATTCTTTTATCTTTCATATCTACCTATATACTTCCGAGACAGATAGAGGCGCCAACCAGTGTACTTGCAAACATTAACATATCAAGAGTGGTCGGGTTGTGTACCGACTCTAGCCTTTTGTCTAGTATTAATTGTTTGTATATGTACTTTCTATCTGTCTCAATTGTTAAAATCATACACGAATTTCTTGATAAAAAATATTAATGTCAAGTAAAAAAGTAATTATTTTTAAAAAAAATATTTGTGTTATCTTGCCCCTAAGTTTGTTATCTTGCCCTAAAAACATAATTAATAATAAAAATTTTCCCGAGGGGCAAAAGCCCCTCAGGATTCTAGACTAGGACTCCAAAGACTCTATCACTGAGTTGTAGATTCCTTCTTCGTTTCTCCTACTTAGAGCAATCGTTAGTTCAGTCTTAGTCTGCCAACTACCATCGTTTAGCATACTACTATTGAACCAATCAATCCCTGGTTGGTGCTTCCTCACTGGAACTGGGTTTGTAGTATAGGCGTCTTCTTCGTCTATAGGATATTCTATACTAGATAAAGACATCCTATCTAGTTCCATACTACTTATTTCTAGTGCACCATTTTCTTTAATATCTAAGATACCATGCTTACCATATAAGCAGTTTCTCATAAAAGAGTCTGGTGTGTTACTATTATCTAGTCTTTCTAGTGTTCTATTTCTAAAATGAACCTTAACCCAGTCTGGCATGTTTAGTCTATCATATAAACTATTCATGTTTAGTATAGGATTCCACCAACCACTGAATCTGTCGACTACATATTGGTAGGCTGATATCATATGCTCGTTACCAGTCATTTGCTCATCTGACGATAAGTCTATGTTATTTGCTAGTCGCTCATGTGCTAGTTGTTCTGTAATCTCTATGAGTTGTTTAGCAAAGTCTGGTTCTTGAGAGTATATATCATCCTTAGCTTTTAGCCAGTCTGTATTAGACAAGTTATCTGCTGATAGTTTTAGACTACGAAGTCTACTATCTGGTGTATAAACACCACTATCTTTTAGTAGTACACAAGCTATGTCTGTACCTTCGCTTGCGTATAATTCGTTAGCAATCTCTTTCGTGTAGTCTATTAAACTAGTCCAGAATATAGCCCAGGCTCGCATTTTAGTAGGATTAAGAGTACCACTATGGTATCTAACCTCAATACTACCTATGCCACTATCTCTTAGACCAGGGTGCATATTCAGACCAAAGTATCTTTTCTCGTTCCATCTACTATCGCTATATCTATGAGTATCATACCAGAATTCAATAAAGGTATCTCTGTTATTCACTAGACTGAAACTAGACCAGCTTTGCGACATAGGTAAACAATACCTACTATTCCTTCTGCTAGGTGGTAGCATAGTGTACAAGTGTGGTTCTATAGCCTTAACATAGGCTGATAGCACTATTCTATGATACCAGTCTAAATCCCTGCTATCAAAATGCATATGCTGACCACAACTAGCGTCTACTTTACCACCATAGTCTTTTATAGTGTCAGTAACAATTTGTATCTCTTTCCATAGATAGTCGCCCCTTCTAGGCTTCATATCTATTTCAGAGGCTGTATACGACTCACCAAATGAACTGGCATTATGTAGACTACCATCGTATCCTGACGTATCCCTGGAATGAGCATATAAGTCTACATAGTCTGATGTTTGACCATCTATTTGTGCTCGCCAGACATATGGTCCTATAGCATTACTATCACCAGTGTTGTTATAGTGTTCTATTTCTATACCAACATGTCTTTTACTAGGTATCTTGTCGAAGGACTGTACTTGAGGATAGCGA